TGACCAAGGCCAAGACCCTTCCTGACAAGTTTATCCCTGTTGAGGATTGGTCTAAAGACTTGGCCTTTGATTCAAAGCCAGTGATTGAATTGGAAATGAGAAAGACTGCCAATGAGAGGGCAGACTATTACCAAAGGGTTGGGGCCAGTGCTGATGTCTTTGAGGTCATGCCACATGAGATAGATAAATCTGTCAACAAGCTCAGTCTCAACTTTGCTCAAAGCACTTTGGATTCAACCACCCAAAGGGTAAATGATGCTCTGGATGCCTTGAGGGAAGAATTGAAAGAGGGGCTGGTTGAAGGTGATGGAATTCCCCAACTCACAGACAGAGTGAAAGAAATCTTTGATGGTCTGGATGACAGCCATGCTGAGCTTATTGCCCAGAGTGAAACCCAGAGGGCTGTGAGTGAAGGTCAGAGAATAGCAGCCAAGGCTTCTGGTGTGGTCAGTGGTTTCAAGTTGCTGGTGTCTTCTGATGCTTGCGACATCTGCCAAGACCTTGATGGCCAAGAGACTGATTTGGATGGCTCATTTGAGTCTGATGATTATGCAGGGAGCTTGGTGCCAGTACATCCCAATTGCAGATGCACAGTGCTTGAGGTCTTGAAGGATGATACTGGTGAAGATGACAATGAAGATGACTAACTAAGGGGATAAGGGGGAGAATGTCTAAGATTACAAAGATTTACAATGCTTCTGATGTTGAGGTCAACCCAGGGAAGCGGGAAGTGCTGGCTGTAATCAGCACTGATGCCATTGACAGGGATAATGAGGTTGTACAGCCCACTGGCATCAAGCGGAAAAACTATGCTGGCAACCCTGTGGTCATGGTCAACCATGACTATCAGACCTTGCCAGTAGGTAAGGCCCTGTGGGTCAAGCCTGATGGCAACAAGGTACTTGCCAAGTATTACATCAGTGACAAGACCGAAACTGCCAGGGATGTTTTTGGCCTGTTGCAAGATGGGGTCTTGAATGCCCACAGCATTGGCTTCCTTTCCACTCAGGCCAGCCCACCCAGCACCAAAGAAATCAATGCAAGGCCAGACCTCAAGAATGCAAGGCTCATCCATAGGGCCTGGGAGCTTCTTGAGTTTTCAGTTGTGGGCATTCCTTGCAACCCAGAGGCAGTGAGCTTGGCAGTATCCAAGGGCAAATGCTCCAAGACTCTTTTGGATTTCATTGGCAAGCCAGCCACCAGCACCTTGGTTAAGGCTGCCAGTGAGAAAGTGGCCAGCCAAATCACAGAGGAAACCAAAGACCCAAAGGGCCTAACAAGAGGTCAATTAGAAAAAATGATTGCCAAGTGCTTACATAAGACAGCAATAGACATTGACCCCATGTTGGTGGTCAACCAAGTTATTGCCCAACTGACTAAGTGACAGCAGCCACCCAAGAGGCAGAACCATCTGGGGGAAACCATGTGCTTATGAGGTAACTGAGAGAATAACATACAAACAAATCCCAAGGGGGGATAACATGAAAATTAAGTTTACCAAGAATTACCTCAGCTATAAGGCTGATGCTGTTGAAGAAGTTGATGCTGAGATTGCCAAGGAATTGATTGCCAAGGGCTATGCAGTTGAAGAGAAGGTTGAAGAGGAAGATATCACTTCCACTATCACCCAGATTGTTGAGCCATTGGTTAAAGAGGCTGCCCAGAAGGGTTATGAGGCTGGTGTCAAAGCTGGCCAGAAGGAAACCATCAAGGGCCTCAAGTCTGCCAAGCCAACCATCTGGGTTGGTGAAGACAATATCCTTAGTGCCCCAGGCAAAGGGTTTAAGAACCTTGGCGAATTCGCCAGCACTGTCAAGAGGTCTGTACAGGGCAACTCTGATGCCCGCAATGATGTAAGGCTCAAGGCTCTGTATGCCAAGGCTGGGATGAATGAAGGTGATGGTGTGGGTGCCGATGGTGCTTATGCTGTGCCTGTTGATTATGCAAGCCAAATCTTCTCTGTCATCATGGGTGAAGACAAGCTCATTGAAAAGTGTATGCAAATCCCAACCAAGACCAATCAGCTTAAATTGCCGATTGATAGCTTGACCCAGATCGGCAGCAATGCCATCAATGGTGGGTTTGTTACTGCCGATGGTGTGACTGCCAGCCCCACTGGTGCTGGTGCCCTCAATCAATTGAGCTTCAACTTGCACAAGTACATTTCTTTGGTGGAAGCCACTGATGAATTGCTTGATGACAATGATGTTGCTTTGACTGAATGGCTGACCCTCAAGGCTTCCTATGATCTTGATTACAAGGTCAATCAGGGCTTGGTACAGGGTATCACCAATGGTGGTACTGGCTGGGTGGGCAATGCCGCAACTATTGCAGTTGCCAAGGAAACAGGGCAGGCCGCTGCCACTGTTGTACTGAATAACATTGCCAAGATGTACAGTGCATTCTTCCGCACTCCAAGAGCTTCTGTCAACTCAGTATGCTGGGTTGTGGGCTATCCAGTGCTTGAGCAACTGTTGACCATGACTGACCCATCTGGGAAGAATATTTACTTCCCTGCTATGTCTTCTGTGGCCTTTGCCCCATATGGCACTCTGTTGGGTATCCCTGTCATTCCTAGCTTCCATGCAAGTGCATTGGGCACCCCAGGAGATATCAGCTTGGTTGACCTCAGTGCAATGGTTGTTGTGACCAAGGCAAGTGGTGTGCAGGCTGCACAGTCTATGCACCTTTACTTTGCTCAGGATGCTCAGGCATTCCGCTTCACATTCCGCTTGGATAACAAGCCAGGAATCACTGCCCCATACACCTTGGCCGATGGCTCTGGTGGTCAGGTCAGCCCATTTGTCACTCTTGCCGCAAGGTCTTGAGAGTCTGATGGCTTCTCTGATGCCTTCTCGCCAGGATTTTGATTAGGCAAAGAGAAGGCATTGGTAAAGAAACAAAGACCCCAAGGATACAAGTTATCCTTGGGGTCTTCTTGTTGGTGGCATAGATACATTGGAGGAAATCATGTTATGCAAGATCAAAAACAGAGCCATATTGAAACCCAAAAAGAAGGTCATCACAAAGCACACAAAGAGGGAGGGGAAATGAGCAAGGTAATCGAGAAGAATGGGGTGCTTATCGGAATAATGTCAACCCTCATCATCAGTGTCATCACCTTTGCCTTCACCTTTGGCACTGTCAGAAACCAACTGGATGCTGACCAAAAGGGCATCAATAACCTTCAATCCCAAAGGGCTGATGAAACAAGAGTCTTGGTTGACCAGCATGAGCGGAGGCTAACCAACCTTGAGGGCAAGCAAGACAAATTCAGCCAAGACCTCAGTGATGTCAAATCAGATGTCAAGGTGATTAGGCAAGTGGTTGAGAGTCAAAACCAAGCCCCACCACAGAAGGGGCACCCTTAATGTGGCAGGGTCTTATCAGCTATTGCACCCCTGTCATGGGAAGGCTTGCTCATCTAAAGCAGACCTTGCCTGACAATCTCAAGCATACTGACCAAGACACAGAATTTGTTATCCTCAATTACTCTGACACTGATGGGCTGGATGAGTGGGTCAGGGGCTTCCTGGCTGACCTCCCTGGGGAAGATCGGCACAGGGTCAGCTATCACCAGCACCTTGGGGCCAGCCACTTCCACCACAGCCATGCAAAGAACATTGCCCACAAGCTGGCCCAGGGTGATTTCTTGGTCAGCTTGGATGCTGACAATTTTCTAGGGCCAGAGGCCCCCAGCCTTATCAGGGCCAGCATTCATGAGACTGACCCAAAGATTGTGCTGCAATGCCCTGAGCTTTATGGGCTGGTGGGATTTTGGAAGCCAACCTTTGAGGCCCTTGGGGGCTATGAGGAAAGCATGAGGGGTTGGGGTGTGGAAGACTTTGACCTCATCGCCAGGGCAAAGGCTTGGGGCTGTAGGTATTTCCCCATGACACTAGAAGCCCACCGAATTCCCCATGATGACTGCCTCAGAAATGCCAAGTGCGGGGGTGAGCATAAGCTAGTCAGCCTGACCAGAAATAGGGCCATTCACTTCAAGAGCATGAGAGAAGGAAAGTACATTGCCAATGTGGGGATGCCCTGGGGTGTAGTCAATTTCCCAACAGAAGGATAGATACAGTATGGCACTTGCAACATTGGACTATATTAAGGCTTACTTGGCCATCACTGACACCAACAGTGATGACCTCTTGAGCAATCAGATTATGCCTGCTGCACAGGCAGCAATTGAGGGATATGTCAAGCAACCCCTTGAGGTCAACACTTACACTGACCTCATGCGGGGGCCTGATGATTATGTGTTGCAACTCTGGCACATTCCAATTGCCAGCATCACCAGCATCACCATCAACCCTGATGAAACCAACCCGGAGGTCATTGCTGGCAACCAGTTGACCTTTGACCCCAAGAGGGGCCAAGTGTGGGTCAACAGGAGCAACAGCAGCAATACCCACTTCTTTAGGAGCTGTTATATCCCCAACATCCTTGTCAGCTATCAGGCTGGATATTCCACAATCCCTGATGACCTTCAACAAGCCTATGCCCTTGTGTGCAAGACTCTGATGATGCAAGTGGGCCATACTTCTGACTCACAGACCTTGACCTCTGAGAAGATCGGCGATTGGCAGGCAACCTATGCCAGGGCCACTGCCTTCATTTCTCAGGATTTGGATATCAGGGCCATTCTGGATAGGTACAAAGATTTCAGCCAGGGGATTGGGGGAAGATGAGCATTGGCAGCCTGATGAATAGCACATGTGCTGTGCTTACAGAAAGAGTGACCAAAAGCCCCACAGGGGGAGCCAACCTAACCTCTTGGTCAACCAAGGTGCCCTTGGCCCTTGTGAGGGTCTGTGACCTCAAGCCCTTTGAGGCTCAGGTCTATTATGGCAGGTTTGGGGCCAAGAAGGTCAAAAGGTTTTACTTTGCTCAAGACCCCACCATCAGTGACATTGCTGACCACATTCTCTGGAATGGCCAATACTGGCAAGTGGTCAATATCCAGAATGCGGGGGGAAACACTAATAGGCTCTGGATGATTGATGCTGTCTTCAAGGTCAGCCAGGGGGTCACTGGTGATGACTTTGGTGTTGGCTTCTCTGGGGGATTTCAATGAGTCTTAAATGGCATGGGGAGTCATTCAAGGCAGAGCTTGCCAAGGCAAATGCTCAAAGGCTCACAAGAGCCTGTATTCATTTGGCCAATGCAGTCAAGGTCAACATCAGTGACCCCAGCAATGATGGGGAAACTCCAAGTGCCCCTGGGGAGCCACCACACAAAGATACAGGCCGATTGAGGGCCAGCATCAGCTATGAGGTTGATGCACAGGAAATGACTGGCAGGGTTGGCACCAATGTCTTGTATGGGAAATTCCTTGAGCTTGGTACTGAGAAGATGGCAGCCAGACCCTTCCTTAGATCAACTCTGATGGAAGAGGCTGATGCTATTAAGAAAATACTGACCAGTAAGGGGGCAAGTGATTAACCTATTAACCGCAATTCAGACAGCCTTTCAGAATGACAGCACCCTCATGGGCATCTTCTCAGATGGCCTCTGGCTCAATCAGGCCCCTGATGAGGATGGGGGCAATGGGCCAAGTCTGCCTGCCTGTGTGGTCATGCCTATTAAGCCTGTGCCACACTACAGCACCAGCACCACCACCTTCTGGGAACAATCGCAAGTGCAATTCAGTGTCTATGCCCTGACTGATACTGAGGTCTTCACAGCCCTTGAGGCATTGAAGGCCCTCTTTGTCTTTCAGCCCCTCAGTATGCCCAATGGGGCTGCAAACCTTGAGGGAAGGTATCAGGGGGATTGGATTGAGAGGTCTGATGAGAAGGTATGGAGAGGCTATCTGTTACTTGAATTCAAGGTGCAGGAGTCTTTGCCAAGCATATCAATGGGGGAATTCTCAAGGGCTTTTGACTCATCCTTTGAGTGAGCCTTGAGAATTGTGGGATTGAAACACTAGATAGTTATGTCTTTCACCTTAAAGGGGGAACTATGGCTTATAAGGCCGGTAAATTCGGAAAAGTATCTGTTGGGGTTGGAAGTGGCGCTCAAGAAATTGCTGTCACTGGTTGGAAATGCAAGCATGTGTCTGATGACCTTGATACCACAAGCACTGAGTCACAGGGCTTTAGAGAGTATCAAGATGGTCTTGAGCATCTTGAATTGACCATTGATGCTGAGTGGGATGCAACATTGCACCCAGGAGTTGCACCACTGGATATCCAGACAACCAAATTTTTCACTAATGTTGAGTTGTATGTTGATCGCACAGGCTCAGCAGCCTACACCATTCCACTTGTTAAGATTTCAGATATTGAAACTGACTTAACAGTTGATGCTGTGGTCAAGTGGTCTTGCAATGGCAAGTCATCTGGGTCTTACACTGTTGGGGCCTAATAAGGGGGAAGCTCATGGCACAATACAGCACAGCACACATAGCAGCACATGCAACCTTTGAGGCAGAGGGCAAGGTCTGGGTGATGACACCCTTGAATATGAAAGACCTTGTTGAGCTTCAAGACTATCTGAGGGTTGACAATATCAGAGTCTTAAAGAGCCAGTTGGCAGATATGCCAATTGAGCTTGCCAAGACCCTCTTCTTGGAAGCCCAAAAGGATGTTGACAGGATTAAGATTGGCACTCAGGCTTTTGATGCTGCCAGCCAGTCTGTATCAGGTCAGATGTACATGATGTACTTGTCTTTGAGGCACAGGCAGCCAGAGATAACCTTGGATAAGGCTGGGGAGCTTCTGACCCTGACAACCATTGAAGGGCTGAAAGACAAGCTAGATAAGATGGCTGGGTACAGTGATGATGGAAACCCTACTCAGGCACAGCCTCAGAAGTAACTGATGAGCCTGTGCCTTTGGTCAGGATTTACAAAGACTTGATGGGGGAGCCACACTATCTGACCCCAAGCCAGATAGATGAATTGACCCTTAACCAAATTCTCTTGTACTTCCAAGAGACTAAGAAGAGGGGCTTGAGTTACCAGGAGCTTTGCCAAAGAGTTGATGAAATCAGAAAAGCTAAAGGCATAGCTACCACACAGAAATAAGGGGGCTAGATGTCTTTCGCTTTGGCTGAGGCTTTTGTAAATATCGGTATTCAAGGTCAGCAGGCTGTTGACTCTGGCCTCAAGCAAATCAAGGCCAGTTGTGAAAAGCTCCAAAAGTCTTTCACTGACCTCAGTGCCTATGCCAAGAAGGCCCTTGTTGGCATTGTGGCCATCGGCACCTATGCAGCCAAAGCCTTTGGTGATGCTGAGGAAGCTGAAAACAACTTGAAGGCTGCCCTGGCTGCCACAGGTCAGGAAGTAGACAATAACCTTGCCCACATGAAGGAATATGCTGAGGCAATGCAGACCCTCACAGGCATATCCAAAGAGCAAGTGATGGCTCTTCAAGAAACTGAAACCAATCTTGGCATTACTGCTGACCAAATGGATGGTGTCACCAAGGCTGCTGTGGGCCTGGGGGCTGCCCTGTTTCATGGGGATATTCAACAAGGCTTTGAGGCTTTGAATAAGGCCAAGCAAGGCAATTTCAGGGAGCTTGAAAGAAAGCTCCCTCAACTCAAAAACCCCAACCTTACCCAGGAGCAGAAATGGGATATTGTCATGAAGCTCAGCACCCAGGGTTGGGAAGAGGCACAAGCCAAAACTAAAACCTTCTATGGCTCCCTGACTGCCTTGGGTGAATCCTTCAAGACAGCAGCAGAGGGCCTGGGGGCTGTGCTGGTGCCTCAGCTTGCCAAGCTCAGTGCCATCCTCCAAGGTGTGGCCATCTGGTTGCAACATCTGACCCCAGCCCAGAAAGAGCAAGTGGTCAGATGGCTTGAGATAGCGGCGGGCATTGCTGCTGTCATTGCCTTTGGCCCAGCCATCATTGGCTTCTGTGGCACCATCCTCAGTGCCTTCACAGGCATGGTCAGCGGGATAGCTGGCCTCATTGGCTTCCTAGTTACCAACCCAATTGGCTGGCTCCTGGGTGGTCTGGCTGCCCTGGCTGTGGGCTTTGCCTACTTGGCTGGCTCTGGTGACAGCATGGCTGGCAGGCTCATTGATGGCTTCAACAAGATCATAGGTTTCCTTGATGTCATGCTTGGCAGTTGGGAAGGCTTCAAGGCTGGGGCCTTGGTCATCTGGGATGCTCTGAAATATGAAATGCTTAATGCTTGGCTTGGGTTGCAGGCCAAGATGGAAAGCATGTGGAGTGAAATGAAGGAAGGCTTCAAGGCTGCTTGGTATCAGATGGCTGATGTTGTGGCTGAATGGGCTGTGCAAGTCTGGGGTGTTATCAGGCAGTTGGGCAGCAGCATCCAAATGTATTGGGACAAGATGATTGATTTCATTGCCAGCAAGTTTGCCAGCATGATGATTAAGCATCAGGCCAAGAAGGATGTTGCTGAGCAATTCGGCAATGGCAAGAAGATTGGTGACAATGAAATCAATCAGTTGGCAGCACAAGACCAGATAGAGCATAGGAAAGACCTCCAATATCAAGCCAAGAGCAATGTGGCCAGCCAGCACCCAGAGCTTACAGGGCAGGCTAAGTCACAAGCTGAGGCTGAGGAATTCAGCAGGCTCCAAAGTGACTATTTCAACAAGGCCAAGGCTCGATTGGCAGGCCAGTACAAGGGCAGGGAGCTTTCTGAGGATGAGTTGAATGCCTTGACCCAGAAAGAAATTGACTGGCGAATTGCTCAGCAAAGACAGGCTGAGGATGTTACAGCCAGGGAGAAACAAAAGGAATTTGAGGCCCAGCAGGATGCCATTGACCAATCTGTTGCTGACCAGAAGAAGAGCATCAAGGCTTGGTCAGAGAAAGGCCAGATTGATGCTGTTGACCAAAACACCAAGAGGCAGGCTGAAATTAAGGCTGAGCAAGAGAAGAATAATAAGGAAATGGCTGCCCG